GTTATATATTGTTGAAAAGCTTTGTTTGAGCGCTCGCGCGGACCACTTGTCACAATATTATCTACTTTATTCGTGCTTACTTTTTGTAATAAATTCATGACCTTTATTCTTACAAGCGGAGTTTCTGATAAAGTCAAAGCATCGTTAGCATCGGTGTATGAAGGATACAGCATTTGTAGAAATTTTTGAACTCTACTAAGATTTTCAAATGCTTCACCCTCGGAGGCAGCAGGAATCTTCCAAGCAAGAGTTATTGCTCTTGTTGTATTTTTGTATTGATATATTGGATCAGTTCTACCAAATACTTCGGTAGGTGTATAGTTGGGACTAAAAGTATCGTTAAACGCTGTGATAAAAGCCTTGAAGAAGACATCTCTACCATTTCTTACATTTCTAATTGATAATACTTGACCTTGATTGGCTAATGCGTCGGAGCCATCAATCAGATCGTAGTCTTCGTTTTTATATTTTCTAATGTCAAATGCCATTGTTTTTCCTTATTATCAATTCAATTACCGGCGCACTGCTTTTTCTGTGTTGATGGTGACATCATTACTGGCTGTCATATTGACAGACAATTCTTTCGCTCGGAGTGTCTCATTTAATTCTCTGAGAAGCCTTAGTTCTTCTTCACGATTGCCTGCTTTGCGTGCGTCTGTCAATGCTTTTCGGGCAGCAGCGACATTAGTCTGTGCTTGAGCAGGAGTGACCGACGGCGGAGTGGCGGTCATATTATTTCCTGTTAATGCACCAACGGCTTTGTCAGCCAGATCGTCCCTGACTGCACTTGTAGCCGCCGTGAATGGATTTGCTGATGCACCAGTAAGTTGAATTAAATAGCCGGGTGCATCCATTAAACTGCCGCTTCCAAAAAGGGAATTAAACAACCCAACTGCAGCCTCAAGGGTTGCAATAAATGGCTTAAGAATAAATGCCCCAACATCAGCAAATGTAATCATTAAACTCATTAATGTGCCAAAAGATTGTGCTATTTCTATAGCAAGCGGAGCTAACTCTAATAATTCATTTGCAAATTCTTTAATACCTTGTTTTGTTTTTGGATCTTGAAGGCTTGTCGCAAATGTTTGAACAATTTCTTCAAATACAGGGAGAGAGTTTTCCATCGCAGGCAAAACAGAATAGAAAATATTTTCAACTTTTTCCATAAAGCCTTGCAAATCTCTTGCTCTTTCCTCTGCAGTGATATATTCATCTGAGGTTTTTTTGACACTATCTGCAGCTAAATCAAAATTACCACTCATAACCAAAGCTAATTCAGAGACATCTTGTAGTCCAGCAGATGCTGCAAGCATTTCTTGCTGGTAGTAACCCATCTCATCGAAAGCCAGCCCGGTTGACAAAATTGCCTGTTGAATCATCTTGAGTCGTTCTACAGGATCTGTTGTTGTTATCATTTCCATTGCGTTAAGGAAGTTGCCACCCAGAGCCGCGTTTAGTTTTCCAGCAGTGGAAGCTGCGCCCTCAAAAGTATCAAATTGTCTAGCTATTGCAACAAGTCTTCCAACTTCTATTTGACTATTCTTTGAGGCAATAGCCAAGTCTTTAAATACTTCAGTACCTTCTCTACCAAACTTTGATATAAATCCAATATTATCACTAAGTGATTGACCTAACTCAGAAAATGGAATTTGCAAGTCTCTTGCTAAAAACTCAATTTCTCTCAATTGTTCTGTGGCTTGAGGAACATTGAATCCCATGGCTTTGGTCATCATGACAAGGCTATTTGCTGTAGCCTCTGCAGACATACCAAGGCGGTTCATAACTGCGGTAAACTCAACTAGGGCTTTTTGGTTTTCTGGAGCCTGTTTAGTAAAATCTTTGAAACCAGTTACCAAAGCCTGTGTTGCTGCAACCATATCTTCTGTTGCTACTCCCATTGCTCTCATATCATTGGCGTTTGCCAACAAAGCTTTCGAGTTTTCTTCACTCAGATATGTTGTTCTTTGTATAAGCTTGTTTGCATCATATAGTTGCATATTGAATGTGATTATTTCTTTTGCCAAAATAACAAAAGAACCAATTGCAACAGCAGCCGCTGCAGCCACAGCGATAACTGCAAGTACAAGCCCGCCAGTTGCAACAGTGGCTGCGCCGGTTGCCTCTAATGCGGGAGCGGCAGCTTCTGCGGCAGCCCCAACTGCCTCAACTGAACTCGATGCTGCTTCGGCGGCTTTTCCGGCTTCTGAAGCTGCACCAGCAACTGATTTAGAGTCACCAGACATTTTAGCTAATCGACTTGCCTGATCTTTACTTAATTTCTCCATTTGACCCTTGGCTATGCTTCCAACTGGATCTAGAATTTTTGATAAAAATCCTCCTTCACCTTCTTTACTTTTTGCCATTACTCTGGCTATGTCAAACATATCGCCAGCGACACCTCTAAGTCCTCCAGCGATATCTCCAGATGCAATCCTTTTAATAGAACTAAGAGCACTAGAAAAACTATTATCGATAGCATCTAGATTTTCTTTTAGTTGATCAGTTTCTCCTTTTTGTTTTTCTAACTCTTTTGTTATTTTTTCTTGCTGGTTAGCGTTCTCTTTTGCTTTTTTATTTAGCTTTTCTTGATTTTTGTTGATTTCTTCTAGTTTGTCTGCTTGATCAGAATACTGTCTTGCTTTTTCTTTTTCAAGCTCAAGTTGCTTTTGAACAAGTTTTCTTTTAGCTTCTTGTTTCTTTTCAATTGTTGAAGATGTTGCTGCCTCTTTTTCTAAAGCTTCAATTTCAGAGTTAAGAGTTGATAGAATTTTTTTTCTGCTTTCAAGAACCCTATCTAATTGCTTACCAAGCTCTGTGGCTTCACCAGCAGCCTGCTTGTAATTTTCAATTGTTTGAGTGCCAGTATCTTCAAGTTCTTTTTTTAGCTTAGTAAACTCGTTGGTAAGTGTCTTGAGTCTTTCAACTGTTTGATTAAGATCTCTTACAGAAAGATCTGGCAGACCAGTAGGATCATCAGCCATAAATGAATACCTCTCCTATAAATAGACCTGTGGCAAAAAGAAAAGGCAGCCGAAGCTGCCCGTCTAGAAAGTCTTAATCATATTTGGTTGGTTGTTGGCTGTCAAAGTTTGAGTTTTTCCGCCGCCACCTTGTGAAGCATTTCTGACTGCTTCTGCTTCCATCTCAAGTTGTTTGATGAGCCTCTGAACAAACCAGTCTCTGAGCCCTATGGGCAGGCTGTAAGCTTCGGAAAAACTCCAGCCACCACTATACTTCAAGAAAAAAATCTGTTCGTATATTGCTTCACTATACTCTTCGGTCAGGCCAAAAAAAGTCCGCCGTGAGCGGCACCTCCATTTCTTGCGTATGCCCACAGTTTTCGCAAGAGAATTCTTGAGTTAGATCGATATTGGGAGTTGCCTTCTTTAATTCATTTCTGAGATATCTAGAATCCATAGAAGGAATATTGCTGGCAACATATCTAATGGCACTATGAGACCGGTCATCGTTAACACTAACAATAATGGCTTCTAATTGCTTAGAAACAATTTGATCAGACTTTGATACCTTTGTTATGTTTGGCTCGTGCCTGCCAGTTAGTAATCTGGCAACAACTTTTATATCTGTTTTTGGTAAGAAGCAAGTAATTGTTCCATCACCATTATCTATGGTATCGGTGTCACCTTCAACTCCGCCTTCTTCTATAGTGGCATCATTCAAGTCGAATGCATATCTCTGCTTTGTTTCACACGCAGGACATTGAACTTGTGTTTCATATTCGCTGCCATATCCAGAAACTCTAGCTGCAATTAGAATAGCGTTTCTATCGCCAATAAGCAGGTCCTTGGTAGATATATTTTTGTCCACTACGATACTATCGATTAATCTATCGACAGCTACGCCTTTCTTTAATAGAGATCTGGAAGTGAGAATGTCTTCTTCCTTCGCAGTCATCTGTTTAATTTCAATTGAATCTCTCCCATGTAATGGGTGGCTTTGTGGATAAAAGCGACCTTGGGATGGTAAATCCACAAACTCTGTGGGAATTACAAATGAGAAACCCCCACCACCCTGCTGGGGTGGGGGGCTCGTGTCAGGCTGTTGAACGCCGCCTAGGCGATCCTGATTTCTTGACAATTTACACCTCGCGTTTTATATTGTCTAAATTATACCTTGAAGAATTCTCTCTGACCGGTAGAACCAGCCTTGGAGGATTGAGTAACGGTCTCAACTCTTGCCCAATCATAACGAAGAGTTACTGAAACTTCGGTCAAGTTTGAGTCTTCGTAAGAAAGAGAGTCGCCGTACTTGATATCCTGAATGAATGGGTTCCAAAGGGTCCAAGTCTCTAGTGAGTTACCATCGGAGTCAATCTGGGTGATGGTAACCTGACCAAGTGAAGCGGCTGCCTTAGCCTTTGAAATTGTACCAAGAGTAGTGGTATCAGTTGGAGGAGCATAGCCGCCTCCAACAATAATATCAGAGAAAGTGGCAGTCATGTCTGGATCAACTGGATCAACCATGGTAATTGTAACAGGATTCCAAGTTACACCACCGGGGTAGTAGAAAGTATGGTTTAGATACTTGTGTTCATTTTCTGCAATGGTAAATGAAGGCTTTGCGGCAGTCTTGGCGTACCAAGCTACTGCACCACCGGGGGTAGCAGCAACACCACCAAATTCAACGATGAATCTGTGGTTGCGCTTTGGATCTTTTAGAGTAGAGTTTTGTCCGAAATTAGTTGACCAGAATGGCATTTGTTAGGTTCTCCTGTGTATTCATAAGTAAGTAGTAGGTGGGGGCAAAAGCCCCCAATTATCAATCGTCAAATGATGCACCGGCTGAAGCAACGATGAAGTCGATAGCGATGTACTCGATTGCTCTAGCTGGCTTAATCATAATCTTAGCATACACAACATTCTGGTCTACAAGGTCAGGTGTTGTGGTGCTTTCGTCTAGAATGAGACGGTAATCAGTGATACCGAACTGAGTCTTGACGTTTGCAAGGAATGGCTCGATGAGACCCTTGAAGCGGTTCCAAGTTGCCTGTACGTTCTGCTCAAAGAGAATCTGAGTAGAAAGGATGGAGATCTGCTTCTTGAGGTAGATGACTAGGCGACGCACGTTGATGCGGTCCAGAGCAGATGGACGCTCCTGTAGGGTCTTCTGACCGAACACTACGATACCGGTGCTTGGGAAGCTGGCGATTGGGTTAATACGTGCTTCGTAAAG